GAGTTTATAAGATTTCCTAAAAACATCTACATTTTACCTGTTGCTACGAATGATACTTCTGTGCTGGGTATGAATGTATTTAGTGGAATAATGGACGAAACAAACTTCATGGGGTCGGTGACAAGCATGACTTCAAAGAATTATCCAAATGTAATGTATGAACGCTGGAAATCTGTTGACAAAGCCGAACTTTTATATAATCTTCTGTTGAGAAGGATTAAGTCAAGGTTTATGAGAAGCGGAAAAATCGGCGGGAAGTTAATATGTGTTTCTTCTCGTAATTATTCCGTTGAATTCACAGAAAAGAAAATTGAAGAGGCAAAGACGAATCCTAAAATTTTTGTGCGGGACTATGCTATCTGGGATGTAAAAAGGCATAAATACTCTCCTCAAACTTTTTTTATTGTTTACACTTCAACTGGTGGGCTTGAAATCTGTAAAACAAATGAAGAGAAAGAAAAGGCGATTGCGAAGTTTAAATCTCTTGCTTATGACCCTATATGTATAGAAGTTCCAATGGACTTTTATAATGATTTCGTAAAAAATCCTTATGATAGTATGGTTGAGTTTGCGGGTGTGAGAATTGAAGGAATTGGAAAATTCTTTAAAGACACAGAGAAAATTATTACTTGTATAGACTGCCATAGGCGTCCATTCTTCAAAGTAGAAACATGGGAAATGATAAATGAAGTTTCTGATTTTATCCGTGAAAATCTTAATTTTGATGAAATCTTTTTAGTTGAAGATGGAAAGCAAAAATTGAAAATCAATAGTCATATCCCTCGTTATATCCATATAGACCCTTCTTTAAAAAATGACGCTACTGGAATAGTGATGGGTCATATTTGCGGGTTCAAAGATACTGAAAGAATTACAAGTGATGGTAATAGATATATAGAAAGATTACCAATTTTTTATATAGATATGATTTTAAGAGTGGTTGCCCCGCTGGGAGGAGAAATAATTTTTTCAAAAGTGCGAGAATTGATTTTCACTCTTTATAATTTAGGAATACCTATCAAAAAAATTACAATGGATAGATTTCAATCCGCCGACACCTTACAGCAATTTTCTATGTTCGGATTTTATACAGAAATTGTGAGTGTAGATACTACAATCACTCCTTATGAAGTTTTGAAACAGGCAATATATGATAATAGAGTAATCTTGTATTCCTGCGAAAGTCTTGTTAGTGAATTGAAAGAATTGGTATTGATACCCACTAAAAGGAAAGTTGACCATCCCGAAGGCGGGAAAAAAGATGTCGCTGATGCTCTGGCGGGTTGTGTATATTCTCTATTTAGAGATTTCAAAGATTCAGGCTTTATTCAAAGCGTAGAAAAATCTGCTGTTCCTTTACGACCTTCAAGATTATCCTATAATGTAATTACTCTTGATAATGTTCTTTTTAAAGATGAAGAACTTGAAGAAGAAAGTAGAATAGGTGGCGGGATTTTGATACCATTGAAATAAAAAATGGCAGACGCAAGGATAAAATTAAGTGATAAAGTCAGAAATTTCTTACGAAATGTATTTAAAGGACCCGAAGTAGAAGTTAAAGAAACTTCCAGAAGCGAGGGACTTATTGAAAAAACAGGATTTACCATCTATGGATATGACATTGATTTAATTTCAATGCTTCAAATTGATTATGATATAGAAGGACGCTTTCAAGATTATCTTGAAATGGATGAATTTCCAGAAATCAGTTCCGCACTTGATATAATTGCCGATGATGTTACCGCTCCCGATGAAGATGGAAATATCATGAGAGTAACCTCTGAAACCCCTGGAATTAAAGAAGAAGTTAATTATCTGTTTAGAAGATTGAAAATTGAAGAAGAAATCTGGGAAATAACACGGGCTTTATGTAAGTTTGGTAATGAGTTTGAAGAAATTGTATATGATGATAAAGGAGTTATAGGTTTAATTTATCTCCCGCCTATCACTATGCGAAGGATTGAGAATAAACGAGGTATCCTTATCGGGTTTGTTCAGTCATTCACAAAAGATTTTGCTATCTTACCTGACCAAGTTGAACAGATTATTGCGACAGGCGACCCTTCTCAATATGTTCAAGGGAATAAAATCATTTTTGAGCCTTGGGAAGTTGTCCATGCGAGATATAGGACGAGGGACAGGAGAAGCATATATGGATATAGTGTTGTTGAACCCGCCCGCTGGATATGGAAAAGGTTATTGATACTGGAAGACGCTGTTTTAATCTATCGTTTAACAAGAGCTGCGGATAGGTGGATTATTTATGTTAATGTGGGCGACCTTCCTCTCCCGCAGGCAGAAGTATATGTTAGAAAAGTTATGAGTAGTATGAAACGAAAAAAAGTGATTGACCCCACCTCTGGAAAATTAACTGAAAGATTTAACCCATTATGCGTTGCTGGTGATACAAAAGTTCCTCTCCTTGATGGTAGAGTTTTAACAATAGTAGAGTTAGTGAAGGAATACGAAGAAGGTAAGGAAAACTGGGGGTATTCTGTTGACCCTCAAACATTAGAGATAAAAGTAGGTAAAATTGTGTGGGCTGGGAAAACTCGGTTAAATGCTCAATTAGTTGAGGTCGGGCTTGATAATGGTAAAGTATTGAGAGTGACACCCGACCATAAATTTATGTTAAGAACAGGTGAATATGTAGAGGCACAGCATTTGAAACCTAATGATTCGTTGATGCCTGTAAGAAAGTTAATTTCTGAAAAAATTGTTGCTAATCATAAAGTTGTTTATGTAAAGTTTTTGAAGCAACGAGAGGATACTTATTGTATTACCGTGGAGCCTTGGGGCAATTTTGGAACAGAGGCAGGAGTGATTATAAAAAATTCGCTTGATGAGGACATCTTTATTCCAGTAAGAGGCGATAAAGAAAGTGTAAGAATAGAAACATTGGGCGGGATGGGATATGTCGCTACCGAAGACCTTGAATACTTTCGTAATAAACTATTTTCTGCTTTGAAAGTTCCAAAAGCATATTTAGGATATGAAGAAGCAATATCGGGACGGGGGACACTTTCTGCTGAAGACCTGCGTTTTGCTCGCACAATCATGAGAGTTCAAAATATCATGTCAGCATTTTTGAAAAGAATTGCTGATGTTCATCTGGCAATAAAAGGAATTAACCCTATTGATGTAGAATATGATATATTTTTTAACCTTCCTTCAACAGCATTTGAAATGGCAAAAATAGAAATTGAAAATGCCCGAATTGAATTGGCGAATGCTTTTTCTGACTGGGTTTCTCGTCGTTGGATATACTCAAAAATTTTTGGCTTTTCCGACCAAGAAATAGAAACAATCTTGAAACAAAAAGCCGAAGAAGAGGGCGGAGGCACTGAAGAAGCATATTCTCCCGAAACAAATATTCCTCAACAACAATACCTGCTCGGACATAAAGAAATCAATCCTAAAAATAAAAGAAAAGTCAATGTAGAGAAATACCTTAATGATGGCAATCGGGATTTAGAGAAAAAACTTGAAGATAACTTTGAAAAGATGATGAAGACCAACCAGAAATTATTAACTAAACTTATGGAAACCAATGAGTTTATGAGAGAGTTAAAAAATAGTCTTCAAAAAATTCTTTTAGAGAGAAAGAGGTGAAAGAAGTAAAAAGGTTGACAATAAACTTATTTTATGATATAAGAAAAATCAATTACAATGAAAAATAAGAATTTAACAATAATTACAAAAAAATGACTGGCACATAAGTGCCAGAAGGAGGCTAAAATGATTGACATACTTCATAAGTATAAAAGACTATCCACAATGGAGGAGGATTTTAGAAAAATAGGAATTCCTTTGCCCTTTGAAACAACCGAAGGTAGAAAAATTTTAGGGAAGACTTTGACAGAATCAATGATGAGGTCAACTCGCAGACCTATTTTTGAAAGGAAATCTTTGCGGGAATCAAATAATCCTCTAAAATCACCATTTTTTTATGAAGTTCTTTGTGAAAGTTTGAAAAAAGATTTAAAAAGAGATAAAACAACAAAAAAGTAGGAGGTAAAACTATGAGTTATAGAAGAATCAGAGAGATTTTGGCAAGGCATAGAAGTTCAAGGTTTGACACTTTAAGAGAAGACAGAACAGAAAAGTTGATTAGAGAATTAAAAAGTGTCGCTCGGCTTTTGAATGAACAGGTTGTCCTTCCAGTTGACTATCCTGAAAGTTTTTATTCGGGATACAGAAGGTCAATGATACATGAGCGTCCTGGAGTGCTCCCTCATCATGAACCAGTTCCTTATAACTTTTTGTCAGCTTTCAAGGCGATTTCTGATACTGCAAGAGCATTGATTGAAAAGTTAAGAGAGGCAATGGATGAACTTCCTGAAAAGGAAAAAGAAGTTGCGACTGAAATGATGAGGTCTATCAGAAAGATAGCTCATGAGGCAGAGGAAATTGCTGATGAGTTGAAAAAGAAGGAAAAAGTAAAAGAGGAAGAAGAGCCTGAAAAAGAAACTCTTGCTGAAAGGATTAGAAGGAGACTTCGTAGAAGGAGAATGGGTATGCGTGAGGAAGAAGAACCAGAGAAAAAGAAAGAGATTAAGATAAAGGAAGAGGAAGAGGAAGAGGAAAAGGAAAAGGGCGAACTTCCTACTTCCGTTAAGACGAAGGCAAAAGTGACTGCTAAAAAGATGGCGGAAGACCTGCTTGAAGCAGCTCAATGGTTGAACAGGAGAATAAGGTAAAGAGTTGAGAAGTGTTATGGTATATCAGACGGATAAAGGCTCGTCAGAAACCTCGCAAGCGGAAGAGTTATAGATGGAAACGGCGAGAAGAAAGTTATACTAAAAAGATGTTAAACAGAAAGAAGGCAAGGAAAGCTATGAGGCATATACGGTCAAGACGAGGCGGTCAAGTTAAACAAACTATGACAGGTTGAATATGGAAATGATGAAGCAGAAATTTTTATATGATTGTTTTCCTTTGAAACTTCAGTTATTAGAAAGTAAGGATAATGGCAGGATTGTGGGAAGGGGTATTTTTGGGGTTGTTGATACTCCCACCGAGAATGGGCGGATTTATCCTCGTAAGGTAATGGAACGGGAGATAGAGAGAGTGATGCCCGAAGTGAAGAACAGGATGTTTTTTGGTGAACTTGACCATCCTCAAGATGGGAAAACTGCTCTTTCAAGAGTTTCTCATATTGTTACAGACTTAAGACTTGAGGGCAATGAAATAGTGGGTGAATTAGAGGTATTGAATACGGAAAGAGGGTTGAATTTACAGGCGATTCTGGAAGCAGGTGGGAAAGTCGGGGTTTCTGTGCGAGGATTGGGTTCTGTAATTAAAGAAGGGCAGCATGAGTTAGTTCAGGATGATTATCAATTGCTCGGCTTTGACATAGTTTATATGCCTTCTGTTCTTGATAGTTATCCTGAATTTATAAAAGAAAACAAAGAGGTAACAAAAAACGATAAAAAGGAGGTTTCTATGTCTGATAAAGAGGTTAAAGAAAAGGAAAAGAAGGAAATTGAAATAAAATCAGAGGAGACCGAAGATGAGAAAGAAGTGAAAGAGCCTGAAAAAAAGGAGAAAAAGAAACTTTCTCTTGAAGAACTGGAAACTGAATTTCCAGAGGTAGTTGAGGAGTTGAAAAAGAAGATTGAGAAGAAAATTAAAGAGGAAGTAGAAGCGGAACTTGAGAAGTTCAAAGAGAAGATTAAAGAGCAACTGGAAAGTGGCAAGGTTTCTTCTGACGAACTATCAAATGCTTTGAAGAAAGTGACGGAGATAATTGATAGTGAGAAGGCGGAAAAGGAGGCGGAATTGGAAAAGAAGGTAGAAGACCTTGAAGATGAGGTTAGTAAGGTAAAAGAGGAGAATTTGAGATTAAGAACTGAAAATATAAGTCTTCAGAAGCTTGCGAAGTGGAGTGGATATACGCTATTAGTAGAGAAACTTCTTGAAAATCATCCTGACAAGAAAGTTATAAAAGAGGAAGTTGGTGATGTTCTTAATTATCCCGATATGATGTCCCTGCGTAAGAAGGTAGAGGAGATAAAAGAAAAGAAGGAAAAAGAGAGAAGAGAGGAGGAAAAGATACAGGCAAGGATTAAAGTGCTTAAAGAGGAGAATGAGACTTTGAGAACTGAAAATGAAACTTTAAAAGGCAAAATATCTCAATTAAAACAGAGCCTTGAAGAGAGTTTACGGGTGGCAGGTAAGATGGGATTGATTGCTTATGCTGAAAATGTTTCAAGAGTGCTTGAAAAACCTCAAATTCTTGTTGAAGAAGTGAAGCGAGGTGAGTTATCGGATATTGAAAGTATCAACAGGAGAGTTGAGGAATTGAAGAAAGAGGAGATAAAGCGGAGGGAACGCGAAGAAAAGCATTTTGAACTTGATGAGGAACTTGATAGGATTCGTAGAATGGCGAGATTAAGAGAGAGACCGAGAACATTTGGTCGTGGGCTGGAATATCTCTATGAGGAAAAGAATCCAGAGGTAGAAAAAAGTGAGAAGACCAATGTTCCTCTTTCAGTTGACCTCAAAAAAGAACTTGAAGGTATTACAGGTGCCGATTTTGATACAATTAAGAAATTGAGTGAACAATGATGAAATTAAAATATAAAACAACAAAAATTAGGAGGTAATGCGATGATAGACGAAAAGGATTTCATAAGAAGAAGATCAAAAGAAAGAACAATACTTGATGAAGGATTTTTAACGACTTTGGAGAGAAAGTGGAGACCTCTACTGGAAAGTGTTGACGACCCTCACAAGAGAAAGATATTGGCTGTTCTTTATGAAAATGAGGCTGACCATCTTAAATATCTCACAGAGGAAACACGGGCGACCAATGTGGGTGAATTTACCAAATACATCTTCCCTATCATCAGGCGAGTGTGGCCTAATCTCATTGCTCATGACCTTGTGTCAATCCAACCTATGACCGCAGCTGTAGGTGCTATATTCTATTATGAGATAAGATACGGGACTACGAAGGGAAGAGCGACAAAAGGAGAGAATATCATAGAGAAACTTTATCCTGAATTTTCATCTTCGCAGATTCTTGATGAATTTCTTGGAGCTGGTGATGGTTCAGAGACAACATTTTCAGGGACACTGGCATTTAAACCAGTAACGGCAAAGAGTGTGAATGTTCTTTTAGCGGGGACCGTTGTGGCGACTGATGATGGTGCTGGACACATTGCAGGAACAGGGGTAACAGGAAGTATCAATTATGATACAGGTGTTATTTCGGTAACATTTAGTTCTGCCCCGCCTTCTGGTGCGAGGATTTCCGTTAACTATAAATACAATATGGAACTCAATCCTCAAATTCCTGAAATCTATATTGACCTCGCATTTTCAGAAGTCCGTGCTGAACCCAGAAAACTGAAGGCAATCTGGTCACCAGAAGCTGCTGAAGATTTGAGGGCATTCCATGGCATTGATGCAGAGGCAGAACTGGTAGCTGCGATGGCTTCCGAGATTACTCTTGAAATTGACAGGTCAATCATATATGAAATTCTCACCAATGCTACTCAAATTACCGCCACTTGGAGTGCAACAGTGCCATCTGGAATTTCTGATGTTGAGCATTACAGGTCAATTCTTACTCCTATTTCAAGAATTTCAAATGAAATTCATAGAAGGACATTAAGGGGTCCCGCAAACTGGATTGTGACTTCCCCTGATGTCCACTCAATTATATCACAACTCGCAACCTATGGTTTTTATAGACCAGTTTTTGCTCCTGCGGGAAGCGAGACACATTCACCAGTAGAGACAATCGGAACACCTGGCTATGGAATTTACAAGGCTGGGACTCTTCAGGAAAGGTGGACTGTATATGTTGACCCATACTTCCCAAGAGACAAGGCTCTTATTGGTTTAAAAGGAAAGTCCTTCCTTGACGCTGGATATGTCTATGCTCCATATATCCCGCTTCAGATGACTCCAACCTTCTTTGACCCCAACGACATGTCTCTCAAAAAAGGTTTGAGGACAAGATACGCCACAAAACTCATTAGAAACGAGTTTTATGGTGTATTGACTGTCACCAACCTGTAATAGGGGTGGTGATTAGAGGTTGAAACATGAGTGAACAAGAAACAAAAGTAGTTATTCCTGACGAACAAGTGAAGAGACAAGAAACAAAATCCTCTCCTTATTTTTCTGTTCTTGAAGAGTTGAATGCTTTACGGGAGGTTCTTGAAGACGAATCTGATAAAAAAGGGGATTTTGAGGAGTCATCTTCGCCTCCCGTTTCCTCTTCTCTTACTTCTGATTCCGACGAAATAAATATCAATTCTGGCGGTCTTATAAAAGAGGTTTTTGGACTTATAAAGGAAAGGTTGGACCCTCTTTTGATTGATAATTTCAAGGCAACATTAAGGAGTTTATTGAATCAATTATTGTATTTGTGTCGGGATGGCAATGAAAGGGATAACATACGGAAGTTAATAATTCTTTTATCAGATTTAGAGAAAGAGGTAAGGTGATGGTGAAAAAGAAGAAAAAAGAAGATATTCAGGTAGAGACAGCAGAGAGAAAAGAGCCATTAACAGAAGTTAAAAAAGTGAGACGCTTTAAGAAAAGACCCGACATTGCTTGGTTGCATCTTAATGGCAGGACGATTACAGAAGATATGATACTTGAGGGCGAAGAGTGGGCACAGTATTGCCCTGAATATCTTATTGAAATTCTTGAAGAAAGTGCGGTTAAGCCATTAGAATTCAAAAAAGAGAAATAAAAAAACTAAAAAGGAGGAAGCAATGCCTAAAAAGGCGAAGAAAACAAAGAAAGCAAAATAACGGAAATAAAATTTTTCAGGTCGTCAGTTGATTTTCTTCTTTTTTAATGTTAATTTATTTATATGCCGACTATAAGTGAACTTAAAGATTATGTTCGTCGGAAGTTAGGAGACACAATCATACAGGTTGAACTTGATGATGCTCATTTACAGGATGTTGTTGAGGATACTTTGATTTGGTTTAGTGGACGGCGTGGAATTCATAGTATAGCGAGATTAGAATTGAGTTCCGAGCAGACAGAGTATCCTCTCCCGCCTGATGTTTTAAGAGTAGTTCAAGTATATTTTTTTACAAGAGATATTCTTTTTAAGGATGAGTTTGGTTTCACATTTGGAGTTCCGTATTTAGCTGCTGGAATGCATCCTGGCACTCCTATAATGTTTCAACCATCAAGGTTTAGTTATAGTTCGTTAATTCAGTGGTTGCAACATATAGAGACGATGAGGCGGGTTTTAGGGATTGAATTGAACTGGGATTATGATGAGGATAGAAATGTGCTTTATATTTACCCGTTAGGACAGCAGAGTTCACCTTTTTGTTTCTACGAGTATCATGTAAAATTAACGGAAGAAAATTTTGATGTATATATGAGCAGGCGTCCATTTGAGTATGATTTGGTGAGGAAATATGCGGTAGCGAGTGCAAAAGAAACATTAGGACATATTAGAAGAAAATATGGAAATATTCCGACAGCAAGTGGTGAACTTTCTCTTGATGGAGACCCATTGTTGTCGGAAGCAAGGGAAGAAAAAGAGAAACTTGAGGAAATAATGAAAGAACTTGCGATTCGTGATATGGGATTCTTAATAGGATGAGGTGAAGCGATGAAGTTTTTGGTGATTGATATAGGAATGGGGTGGGAACATGCTCGGAGGTTAGCGGAGGGCAAACATGATGTTTTTTTGACGATAGCGAGTAATCTTTCGCCGACGCCTCGTTTCATCAATACTGCGGTTGGGTATGGATTTGAGGGGATAACAAAAACAGATTTTGGCAATCATTTTGACGATGTAGATTGTATTGTTTTTACGGACATAGGGTTTGGATATTTAATAGATTATTTAAGGAATCAGGGAAAAGTGGTGTTTGGGGCGGGGAGTGAGGGTGAGAAACTTGAAGTTGACAGGATTTTTGCCAAAAAGGTGTATGATGAGTTGGGGATAAAATACCCTGAAACTTATATTTTTCATGGATTAGACGCTCTTGCTGATTTTTTTGAAACTCATGAAGGAAAGTGGGTGTTGAAGGTTAACACTTTTAGAGGGGACATAGAAACGCAGATAATTGAGGAAGTTGAGGAAGCGGACGCTGTTATTACTGGGTTAATGCATAAGTTTGGTATTTATGGGACGGAAGATTTTAAATTCATTGTTGAGAAATGTATAGATGGAGTTATGGTCGGGGTAGATACATTTTTTGATGGGAATAGTTATGTGCGACCTTTTCATTTTGGGTTAGAGGTTGGGGTTGATGCGATAGGACGATTTCAAGATACTACTATTATGGACGATTTAATGATGAAACTTGCGAAGCATTTGAAGAAGATAAATTACAGGGGAGCGATTAGTGTTGAAGCGATGTATGACGGGAAGGAATGTTATGCGATTGATATTTGTGCAAGATTCCCATATCCGCTTTCAATGATATATTGTGAGTTCATAGAGAATTATCCTGATGTGATATTAGGAGTGGCGAAGGGAAGTGCCCCTAACTTGAAATTGAATTGTGACAGGTATGTTGGTATTCTAAACAGGATGATAGTTGATGAGGAGATGAAATTGTGGATACCTGTGTTTATAGATGAAAGGGAGAATGGAACATATCCGAGGGTGCGATTTCGCAGGGCTGTTCAGAAAGACGATGTAATCTATATCCCGCCTTATCCTGACAAAGTTGTGATTAGTGTTATGGATACCGCTTCATCAGTAGATAGCACTTTGAAAAGGTTAGAAGAGAGTATAAAGTGTGTGCGGGCAATAAATACAAGTTCAAACGCCACTTCGGAATTGTATGAAGCGGTGATAAGCTTAAAAAAGAAAGGAGTTGAGTTTTGATAGGAGTAACGCCGAAAGAAAGGAAGTTCCTTTTAGGAATTTCAAAAGAGTTTATTCAATTATTTGGGATTGATGTAGATTTCTACTCAATGGCGGGGGCGGTATCCTTACCAGATACGCAATACCAGAAACAAACTCCGAGTAAGACGGAGGTTGATCCTGTGTATCAAGAACCTGCAACAGATTGGAATTTTGTCCCTCAAAAATATACATTGAGAGCATTTATTTCTAAACCTGAAATAAGGTCTGAAAGTGAGGAAGGAGGGATGGCGAGAGAATATGAAGCCAATGTGACTATTCCTTTAACTATTATAGAAGAGAAGAATTGTCCCTTACCAAAAGAAGGAGATATTTTTTCTTTTCATGGGCGTTTTTATGAAGTCATTAGTTTTTCACTTGAAGGGTATATAAGCGATAAGAATTCATGGACACATATAGTTTGTAATGTTAAGCATACAACGAGATTTCCAGCACAATTCAAGTCAACAATAGACATTAAACCACAATTGAACAATCCGAATGAGTGAGGACTATGGGAAGAGTAAGTAAAGAGGAAGAACTTTTGAAACAATTGCTTTTATCCCTTAAAGTTTTTGACATTGAACGGGGCATTGATACTCTTTTTTATGATGAAGTAGCGAGGTGTTTAGGATTTTACTTAACCTATCTCTATCTTGATGGCACTATTCAAAGTAAAAGTTTGCTTGATGACAAATTCATTAAATCTTTTGCGGAAGGTGTTATTGAAACGCTTGTGAGTGATAAGAAATTCATTGATTCTGTCCGCAGATATATTTTGCGTAACCTTGACAATATACTTGCGGAAAAGTATAATAAAAAAGAAATAAAAAAGAGTGAGGTTGAAGATGGAAAATAGGAAAATTAAGAAGAAACTTCAGGAAATGCTTGATGCGGTCGGGCAGATTGTTTTTACAGAGGTCACTCCTGCTCAAATTAAGAGGATTATAGATGATGTGTTGGCAAGAATAAGTCGTCCTTCATTTAGAGGTTTCATTCCTTATTCATGGAAAAGACACCCTGCCGAAACAGATGTTATCACTCAATCAGAATTATATGATATTCTGGTCGGCAACTTGGGGCGGTTTGATATTTTTATCTACAACGAGATAGTCAATCGGCTTGCGGACATGGGAATAAAAGTTATTACTGACATCGGTGGGCATGATAAAGTAAGTTTCAGAAGCGGAATACTTCCAGACATTATTGTTTTAATTAGATAACAAAAATGAAGAGGTAAAAAATGGCAATTGAATGGGAAAGAGAAGCGGTAATAAAAGAATTAGTTGATGAGTTTGGCGAGGAATACCGAGATGAAATTGAAGAAACACTCTCATTAGACGAGGGAGAGTGGGCGGATTTTGGGGATAGCGGGTCAGTAGAAATAGATGGTGAGCGTTATACCTTAATCAAAGATGAAGACGAAGCCGAAAGAATAGCAATTGAAGTTGTTAAAGAAGAATTACAAAATGAACCTGAATCTTTTAATAAAGATTGGTTATCAAATTTTATTTATATTACTGAAACTGATAAGAATATAATACTTGCTGATGAAGAGTCTTTTTTAAGGGAAGATGCGGAATATGAAGCAGAGCAAGAATTTGAAGATAAGTATTTAGAATTAGACGAAATTGAAGATGAGGAAGAACGAATAAGACGGAAAGAAGAATTAGATGCTGAAAAGGAAAGATGGATTGAGGAGTATATAAAAGAACGACTGAAAGATTTTGAAAGGGGATTAGAAGACCCTGTCAACTATTTTGTTTATGAAGAAGGAATGTATACTTTAGATAACTTATTAAAACAGCCTTGGATACAAATAGATATAGATGAAGCGAGTAGAGATGCAGTTAATATAGATGGCTGGGAACATTTTTTGAGTAGATATGATGGGACTTATAATACTACGAAAAATGGATTAGTTTATTTTATAGAGGGATAGGCAATGATAAGATGGGATAAAAAAGATATATTAAAGGAGTTATTTGAGGAGTTTAGAGAAGAATTTATTTCTAAAGGGGGTAAGGAGAGGGATCTGAAATGGGAACTTGAAAATACTTTGACTTTGCGAGGAGATTGGAGTGAATACGGGCGTTGTGGAAAGTTTCGTGCAATTAAAAAATGGTATCATCTTATCTATAATAGAGATGAGGCAAAACACATAGCAAGACAGGTGGCAAGGGAGGTTATAGAAGACATATTAAAGACAAATCCAGAATCTTTACCTTTAGAATGGTATGATAAATATATTTATGTTGAAGAGGAAACTATTAAAGAGATGGCGGATGAGTTAGAGGAAGAATTAAGGAGAGAATATGGGATTCGTATAGTGCCTTATTACTATATGAGAGGTGGTTATGAAGATGTGGAGTATGAGGAAGAGGGGGATGTAGAGACATTAGAAGTTGCGATAGACGATTTTTATTATGATATGCGTAATGAACCTGCCACTACCCTTCATAGTGATTATGACATGTCAATTAGAGAAATATTAAAACAGCCGTATGTGAAGATAAAGTGGGGTGAGGCGGTTGCTGACTGGGTTGAAGAGAGGGGTTGGTTAAAAACTCTGGACGCCGTAACTGATTATTATTATCTAACAAAAAATGGTTTAGTGTATTTCCCTGCTAAAAAAGGAGGTTAGAAAGATGAGAAGATTTGACAGATTGGTAAAAAGGTTAGAGAGTATTTTAGAACAATTATCGGTGGAAGAACCCGCACCGAGTTTAGAAGTAGTATCAAAAAGTTTAAATGATGCCTCTCAAAATTTTAAACGGGCAATCTGGCAATGGGAAATGCCCGCAGGGAAGGGAATTAGAAAATTTTTAGAGTTTACTGCTGATGGTTTTATAGATGGATTATCCGCATTGATAGGATATTTACAGATTCTTGAAGATGAAGCGGGATATTCCCCAGAAGAATTAGGAAAATACTATTCAATTATTGAAAAGATTGGTCGGGATATAGATAATTTGAATAATGAACTAAAGAAACTAACAAAATACGCATAGGAGGTTGAAATGCCACTAAAAAAAGGATGTTCAATGGAAGCATTTCAGGATAATATCAGACGAATGATTAGAGAAGGGTATCCCAGAAACCAAGCAGTTGCAGCTGCTTATGAGACACTTCGCAGGGCTTGTCTATCTCCTCGTGAAGCTGAAAGAGCAAAGAGAGAAAGATGGACGCCAAAGGAAATTGTTGGTGAGGAACTTGAAAATTTGCGAGTGATGTGTGAGGCACTGGAATATCTTGTGAAAGAATTATAAAAAAGAAAAGAAGTAAAAAATGTTTACGAAAGGGTTAGTTTTAAGTAGAGCAGAGTTTAGAAGTTTGGCTACTGATTTGTTTGAAGTCCTAAAAACCTATATTGAAGATTTAGAGACTGAAGAAGATGTTGAGAAGCATTTAGAAGTTGAATTTGAAACGCTTTTACAGGAAGAAAATGTAGATATGATAGTTGTCATTGAGCAAGATGGTAAAGCAATAGAACTTTACGATAGTCCTGAATTCGTGCGATATTTTAAAAGTATATATGGTAAAAATTTGTTAGATATGATAAGAGAAGGATAAAGCATTTTTACGAGAAAATAATGTTAAAATAGTTCTTGGCTGGTTAAAAGATAATTTCAAAGAAGAAGTAGTCTTGACAATAAGTTATGTGAAAGTTGAGGAATTCAAGGACATCTATGTAGTTTTCAAAGGTCATTGCCTCGCCACAATAACAGCACCATAACGACCATAGAAAATCAATTTTTTGATTCTGGATTTTTTCAACAATTTTACGGATTATAGAAGCGGGGACTTTTTGGGGATTATTTATGAAATTACGAATTTTCACTTCTTTGAAGCGTTTTTCAAGTTTTACTTTTTCTACTTCGGCAAGGATAGGGAATGGAATAATTTTAGCGACTTGTTCCATTCTTTGATTCCTCTTTTTTAATTTTATCTAATGTTATCAAAAAGTCTATTATAATTTTATTTCCAGTTAAGAGACCATAACCTATGATATTAACAATTTCAAAAAAAGAAGAAAAATTTAATTCTTTTGCTTTTCTATTCAGGTCTTCCCAGTCGTCGGTGGTGATAAAGAAAAAATAATTTTCTGGCATTATGCTTTGTTATAATCCTCTAATTTTTGAAGAACATTGTTGAGGAAGTTAGCAAGGGTATGGTCTTCACCCGCTCTTGTGGATAGAAAGTCAAGGCAGATTAGAGATAATAAATGTCCTCGTTTATCACTTTTAGCAATTTTTCCCGCAATCTCAAATGCTTTTTCTACTACTTTTATCTGGTCATCTACAAGGACGCAGGTAAATCTTTTCATCTCTTTTACTATTTCACCTTCAACCTCCTCACTTGCGGTTTGTTCTAAAACAATTTGTTTGGTTTTCAAATCAAGTTTTTCGGCGGTCATACTTGTTGCTTGCTTAACCCATTCATCTAAATTATCTTTATTTACTACTCTTATCAATGCTCGCACTTTCGTCCAGCCTATATCTTTCAACTTTTCCAGTTCTTTATCCTCAAATTCATTTTTTATAACGAGATGATACCAGACAGAGACAAGATACCGCCCTTTTCTTTCGCCGAACTCAAGTTCTTTATGACAATACTCCTCAAAATCCTCAAATCCCCATTCTTTAAAGTATTCATTCTCATAAACTTCATATAGTAACTTTGCCAGTTCAAAATATGAAGATTCTATATTATTTTTAAGGGTAAGAATATCTCGCCTGACCTGTTTTACTCTCTGCTTATCATATTTTTCAATTTCTGTTTTTTGAGAGACAATTTTATTTTCTTTTTGTTTTTTTGTCATCATCGGTTTCCTCCTTTGTTTTTATTAAATCTATATCAAGTCCTAAAATTTCTAAAACTTTATATTTGTTATCAACCATGCGGTTCATCAGGTTTCCTTTTATAGTCACCAGACTTCCCAATTCTATCATCTTTATTTTCTCTAACAAATCACCATAGAAATTGATTTTTGCGGTAGTTCCTTTCAAGGTTCTAACGACAAGTGAGCAACATTTAAGTCCTGTTTTTGTTGTTGTTTCTGTCCCTTGTTTTACTACTATCCCTGTCAAAAACACCTCATTTTCATTTATTTCCATTGTGCCTCACTCTTTTTTTGTTAAAATTATCTTATAAAAATTATTTTTTACAACTCCTGTCTTATAAGTATCAACAAGGTAAGCATTAGCAACAATAAAAGCATCTATTTCGTGAGGAGAAAGATTTTGAATAATTTGATTTTTCTTAAAAAGAGTAATAATAGTTTTACGGGCTTCATCTTCCGATTTAACACCGCATACAATTGCCCGTCCATGTTGCGGAGTTATTTTTTCAATTTTTAGAGGTATAAGAGGAGTTTCAAGACGGGTGATAGTAATTAAACTACCCACTACTTCTGCAATTTGAAAAATGTTTCTACTTTTTACGAAGAAGGGGTAATTCTCAAAAGTTAATACTATTTGACTGGGATAATGATTTTTAAGAAATTCTTTTAATAATTCTAAAAATTGAGTAATGATTTTAAATCTATAATCCTGCTGGTCGGGTAAATTGATTTGATGGAATGATATTTGAAAGATAGTGTTTTTCTGGTCATCATAAAAGGGACTTATGTGGTATAACAGGCAGATACCTATGTTAAGAAGTCCAGGGTCAACGCCTATAATTAAAGTATCAGGCGCCAGAATTTGCGAGAAAGAGGTTTCTTTTTTTATAAATTCTTCACTTTTTAGTTTTAACTTTTTATTGCGGGGCATTGTTCCATTACTTCGCAATATCTCAAAGGATTATTCTTTTGACAAATTCCTTGTGGAAATTTATCTTTCTGGACACAAGAGATGTATTCTTTTAATCTGGACAGAATAGATGAAATATCAATTGGATTGACTACTATTTCAACTATTTTAGGTTTAATTTGAGGGGCTGACCTGTCAATCATGTATTGAACAAATAAGAATAAAATTTTATCTATCTCAATTCCATTTGCCTTTAAGAGATGCTTATAAAGAGAAGTTTGTAAAAGGTAATTCATGGGAATTGTGGTTGGTAAAGAAGAAGTTGTTTTAATTTCCAGTAAATATCTTGTGTTATTGATTGTGGCAATCCCGTCGGGATGTCCTCTTAACCAGTATTCAGGGTCTTTAAACTCTTCATCAATCTTTTCAAGGTGGATTTGTGAGGATAAAAAGATTTTTCTTAAATAATCATGTAAAAATTCACCAACTTTCATCAATAAATCATTCCCGAAAGGTATTTTGCGAGTGATAACAATATTGTTCTTTAACCGAATATACTCTTTGAGAGGGCAAAAATTCTCTCGGATATAAGTCACCCTGAAAAAAGAATTTTGCCCGTTGACAGGTTGAATTTCGTCAATAGAGTAGTATTTATCAAGAACTTCAATTAGTATCTTGCCCGTTGATTGAATTTCAGGTTTGAAATTTCCATTAGAAGAAATGGCGGTGGGAATCATCTTTGGTGTTTCTATGTTTTTTATTGTTTTTAGTATCTTGTCCCACATCATTTAACCTCCTTCTGGCACTTATGTGCCTTTTGTTTTTTATATTATATCTCATTTTTTTCTTCAATCAAGTTTTTGAAGAAATTATAGGGGATGATGACCCATTCTGGGAAGGGACTTCCTTCAAAAAGAAGGTGAAAAGCAGGAATTTTCCCTTGAACGATTGCGTCTCGGCTGATTTTTTCAAAGTTTTTGCGGGACAGAGAAATAGTTTTGCCTGCTGTTTGTTTACAATCCACAATGAATTTATCAGATTTTACATCCCACTTTTCCCAACCCGCCCCCGATAACGGAATTCTTTTGCCTTTTAACTCTTTCGCTATTCTTTTTTCTTGTTTTTTTACTTGTTTCATTGTTGAGATGATTTTATCATAAATAGTATTTTTTGCCAAGAAAAAGAGAAAACTAGGGGACTTGACAATTAAATAAACTTTGAGTAAAATTTATTCAAATGGTAAATAAAAAAGAAACAGAAATGATACGCATCAACTTTGACTTGAAAAAGATGTGGTATGATAAATTGAAAGCGATTGCGGAAACGCAGGGCAGGTCAGTTTCAGATATTCTTCGCCAGTTGATAATCAATTTTGTGCGAGATGAACAAAAAGAAATGAAAGAGGAGGATTAAATGCCTGACGATATAGAGGAGTTGAAACAGAAGTTAGAGGAAGCAAAACAGGAAGAATTAGAAGAACTTGCGAAGATGACTACTTCAAAAGGACTTGTTATGCAGGAATTTGAACTTCCGTTAGGGGTATATGACGGGATAAAGTTTTATCCTCGTATAATTTTACGGGAGATGACGGGTGAGGAGGAAGATATTTTAGTATCCCGTCTTTCTTTTTCTCAAAAAATCAATATGATTTTAGAAAGGACGATAGTAAAGTTTTTGGCAAGGGACAATAATGAGTTAAAGCCGACGCCTGAAATAATCAGAAGGATGTCGGTGAATGACCGCCTTTCTGCTTTTCTCTTTTTAAGAATAGTGTCGCTGGGAAATGAATTTTCTTTTATTACAATTTGTCCTTTCTGCGGGAGTAAATTAAATGTAAATGTTGACCTTTACACACTTGATATAGTCAAAGTTAAGGATGAGGACAAGGCACTTGAATACAAAGTTCAATTGCCGTCGGGACGGGTTGCTTTATGTCAAGTCCCTCTTGCTTCACTTGAAGACAGGATAAATGTAAAAGATTTGACAAGTGCGATTGCCTTGCGGGTGATACAACTTGATGGACAACCCGTTACGATTGAAGACTTAAAAAAGTTATCAATGAAAGACCGAGCATTTTTGAGACAACAATTTGAAAAACATGAGGGAGGTATAGATACAACAATAGAAATAGAGTGTAACAAATGTGGAAACGAGTTCAAGACAGACATAGATTTTGGGCAAAAAAGTTTTTTTTCCCTTTCAACATAGACAAAGAAACATTAGAGGACGAGGTCTTTTTTCTGATGGAAACGATGGGATTAGGATATGTGGATATAATGAAAATGCCTATCAGTCGTCGTAAGGCATTTGTAGAGGTTAAATTTGAAAAACTCTGGCGGGAACAAAAAGAACTTGAACGCTTGAGGAGGAAGTAATGCCAGTCAACTTTTTAGGTTTAAAATTCATGTTCTATGGAATTGACAAGGGGTTGAAAGGAGTTTTTGCGGATTTAGATAAATCCTTTTCAAAATTAGGGACTACACTTGCGGGAATAGGTGGAAAATTTGCCGACTTAAGAGACCGATTAGAAGAAGTTTCTAAACCTTCAAAAGATGTTGCTGAAGATATATTGATTTTTAAACAACAACTTATCGGATTAGGAGTTGCTCCTGAAATTGCCGATAAAATTGTAGAATCAATGAAAAATGTATCTGGTGAAACTGGAGCTGACATGGAAGACCTTATAGAGTATTTTGATGGCACAAGAGATAGTTTAGGTGATTTAACAGATGCTACAAAATTCAATGCTGAAAAATTTGCTGATTGGGAAAAATCTATGAGAATAGCTGCACAAATGTCGCGAGCGTTAAATGTTAATATGGAAAAAGTTACAAGCACTTTTGGAGAATTGTATAAACAAGGGGCAATCAATGCTGACCAGTTGAAAGAGTTTGCGGGTTATTTCATTCATGCTGCTAAAACCGCTAACCTCAGTGGAAAAGATATTGAGGAGGGGTTAACAAGAGCTGCTGAAATCATAATAAAAGTTCGTGATAAAGGAATTGATTTGAAGAAAAATTGGTCTTTTGTGAGTAAGTCAATAGTGAATTCAATGGCGGTATTTAGAAAAGTTACTACCAACATGGAAGATGCAAGTGAATTGACGGAAGCATTTTCAGAGACACTTTATAATTTTCAAGCCGATATGCGGAGAACTCATGCCATTGGTCAGAAATTAACTGAGGTGATAAACCAGATGGGAATAGCATTAGGCAAAGAAGGATTGCGTATGTTACAATCTGCTCAAACGACTGACGAATTTATAGAAGGGTTATTAAATGCGATAATAGCTGTTAAACAGAGTGGGAAGGATACAAAAGCCTTTGAGCGGGTATTGTGGGGGTTAGAAGATGTTTTTGGCGATGTTATTCATGTTATGTGGCAAAATGCTGATGTTTTACGAGAAATGATGAAACGAGTAAAAGGAGAGCATAAATCTACTCAAGGACTACAGAAAGTTTATGACGATTATATAAATACTCTATATAAAGCCCCGCCTATAATCAAAGAAGTTGCGAAAGCAAAAGACGAACTTTTTGCGATTTCGTGGGACGAGTATAAGTTAAAAGGATTGGCTCCCATGTGGGAATTGTATAACAAAGCATTAGGCGGGACATACGATATATTAAGTAAATTGTCGGTTGGTCCTCTAAAAGGATTTGTTTCAAGCATGGCGGGAATAATGGTGATGGGAGGTCCTCTTTTTAGTTTTTTTGGTGGATTGATAAGTAAAATGTTGAGTTTGTATATTCAATTTCGTCTGTTATGTATGATGACAGGAAGGACGGGCGGGATATTGAAACTTGTAACAGGGATTTTTGGTAAATTTTTTGGAGTTATTGGTAGAGTATTTAAAGTTTTTCTAAAGATACCAGCATTATTTGGAAAAGTTGGAACTTCATTAAGCAATTTTGTTAAGTGGATGGGAAGTGCGGTTGGCATAACAGGGAAATTTAGCGGAGGAATAACAAGATTTTTAAGAATAGGAGTAAAATTTGGTGGTTGGTTGTCATTTATAATAGGAGCAGTTTATCATGGAGTAGAAATGTTTAAAAGATTTTTTAATATCTGGCAAAGTGGGGCAAGCATAGGTGATAAATTACTGGCAACGATGGTTTCAATAGGGCAATGGTTATTAAAAATTGTTGACTTTATGACTTTCGGTTTGGGCGGTAAACTTATGAGATTTTTAGGAAAGAAAATCCCTTGGTTTCAGAAGAATATAATTGATACATGGGACGCAGGGGCAAAATTTGCTGATTCCTTTAAGAAAAAGACAGAAGATACTGCAAAATCGGTAGATAAATCAACAGAAAGTATAAAAGATTTAAATACCTCATTAGAAGAAACAACGGCGTTATCAGAGGATTTACAGAAATTACCTCCTGCGAAGATGAGGGAAATAAAAGAAATTTTTGAAGTTTCAATAGAGAAAAGTTTAAGAGATGTTTTGAATAAAATAAATGCGAATATAGAAATGACGAATGAACTTTTAGAGAGGATGATAAAGGAAATACAAAAAGTTGGTGAGCGTCCCGCACAGGTAGCTTTAAGTATCAAACCTGACAAAGAAAGGATTATGAAAGTTTTTGAAGCGAAATCTAAAAACACAATTTGGCGAACGGGCGGAGTAGAAGCTTTGAGGAAGTAAACAATGGAATTAAGACCTAACTCAAGATTAAGATTTATGACATTATATCAGAGTAAAGAAGGGTTTGTTTTCTGGGGACATCCTGAATACCCGCAAGTGATACCTTCCGATGACGACACAGAAATAGATATTACAACAAATAGAATTGATGTTATTAGTCATTCTGTTTACGGAACGCCTTACTTATGGTGGTTTCTCGCTCTTGTGAATGATATTTGGTTACCCCCGCTGGGACTTCACATTGGTAAAAAACTTTATATTCCCTCCGCAGAAGTAAAAGATAGATTTTTAGGATAAAATGCCATTAAGTTTTTATAACATGGTATTTATACAAGGTGTTGAGCGGAATGAAATAGAAAATAGTCTTACGGGAGCGACAATTGATTTAGAATTAGGTATGGTCGGTGAATTGACATTAGAATTTTCTGTTCCTTCTATTCAAGAAGGTTACGCTCTTTTACAAGAAGGAGGAGGCTATTTAAAAATTTTAAATTCACTTGATTATGAGGTTGGATATATCAAACAAGAAAATAATTTTCTTAAATGTTCAGGAATGATTACAAATATTTCTTTTAGAGTGGGCGAAGGAATTGATTTTACTATTAACGGATTTATAAGCAGTGGTCAGACATTTATCTCAAAAGTGTATTCTACAATATTGCAGATGAATAAAACCACAACAGGTGTCAATAAACTTGAAACTTGGCAGGAAGCCGTGCGAGAAATATGTTCAAAACATAATCTTGACCCCGACTTTAAAGAAATACAAAAATATAATTCTAAAATGATGAATTTACCACCTGTGACTTATGCACAAACAACAAATGATTTCGCTTTTTTAAAAAAGATTATTAAAGAGGATTTAGGTTTTGATTTTAAAATTGTAAACGAGGATAATAAAATGAAATTAAAAATAATACCACCGCCGACACCTTCCTATTTAAAGAAAAAATCGCCCGTGAAAAAGTTTACCCTTTTCAAGAAAGTTGATTTTAAAACCACTTTTCCCATTTTGAGTTTTGAAGTATCGCCCCAGCAATTACTTTTTTTGCCAGAATTACCAATAAAACAAAAAGATGTAGTAGAAGGGAAAGAAAAACAAACAACTATGGTAGTAAAACAAGAGGAAAAAAAGAGTGAAAAACAACCAACAAATCCTCAAACAAATCAACCAATATCGCAACCTCAACCTCCGCAGGGGCAAGGAAGCCCTGCTCTTGTTTCGCTATCAGTGGATACTACTACTTCTGAAAATTATACTCCCATAGATGCGTATGCGGGAGTTCTTGAAAGAGATATGCCTTTTATACAAATTACATTTACAACAACAGGAATTTTGAATATACAAACTGGCAATGTAATAGAAGTAGATTTAGGAAAAAGTGAGTTTACTGACTATTATTCTATTATGCATCTTACTCATGACATCAGTGAAAGTGGGATAGAAACTACAATAGAAGCAATAAGATATGAAGGAGAACCTGACTTTAAATGGTATAAACAGGGATGAAAGTTTTACAGTCGTTAATTGATATTTTAAGGTATCGGGGACTTGAATATTTAGGACGCTTCTATGGGGTTTATAGAGGGAAGGTGGTTGATAACAATGACCCTTTAAAAATGGGACGGATAAAGGTAATAGTGGATATTATTAGTCCTAAACCGCTTGAGGCATGGGCAATTCCAATTGGTTTCTGGGCAGGACGAGGTCATGGGGAATTCTATGTTCCTGAAAAAGATGAAATTGTGTATGTGATGTTTGAAAGGGGCGACCCTTGTTATCCTCTTTATATCGGCGGGCATTACTTCAAAGAGAATATACCAGAAGACATGAAATCAAATTATCCAAAGGTGCGGGGAATAGTTACAAAAAAAGGAAATAAAATTATTATCAACGATGAAACGGGCGAAATCACTATTCATGCCAATTCAACCATCTACCTGATTGAAGATGCGGATGAACCTCTTGTTTTAGGGAACAAATGGAAAAATCTATTTATGCAACATAAACACCCGACAGGTGTGGGTCCAAGCGGACCTCCTGACAATGCCCCTCAAGCTGAACAATGTTTATCACAAAAGGTGAAGACGAAATGAGTTTAGACAAAGATACTTTAAAAAACGGATTATTAGAGGCTTTACAATCGTATCCTGTCACTGCGTATGAAGGAGCTGTGAAAATAGCGAATGCGTATTACACTTATAGTTTGAGTGCGACAGACCCGCAGGGCGGGACGCCTTCAAATTTAGACACTAAACTTCCCACTCTTATTTCAGATTTAAATGCCATTTTTTCTGTGCTTTCTCTTGAAATAGGCGACAAAGTTTCACAATTGGTGACAGCATTTTCAAATTACTGGACAGGAGTGATTTTTGTTGTATCTGCCCCGCCGACAGGTCAATCAGTAGTATCAAGATTAGATGGAATAGGCAATTTAACATCGGATTTATACACAATTTTGACAGATTTAGATGTTAACAAGACATTTGAGGATAAAGCCGATGAACTGGCAACTGCTCTTGATAACTTTACAAAAAAGGTGTGGGTGTCGGGAACATTGAATACAACTCCTAACCCGACGCCTTATGAGGGATATATCTCATGAAGATTTTTTAAAAAACTGGCACACGAGTGCCAAAAAAATTAAAATGGGAGGTAGTGATGCCTATTCAGAAAAAAATAGATAGAGGCATTGCTTTTCCTTTTGGTGAGGGTCCAGAGGGAATATCTCAAAGTGCGACGGGTATAGAATTGAAAAAGATGAGTATTATGCAGATACTTATGACGGCAATTTTTGAAAGAATTATGCGACCTGATTATGGTAGTAGAATTCATGAACTTGTTTTTGAGCATGATAAAAATTATATGGAAGGTATTATAAAGGAGATGATACCGAAAGAAATTAAGGCGGTTGACCCTTCCGTTGAAGTGGTGAATATTACGCTGGAATACCCTTATGAAAATCAGGTTGATGTTTTAATTGATTTTGAGTATAAAGGAATTGTGGAAAGTGTAAAAGTTAGTGTGGAGAAAGGCAAATGATTTTAAGTATCCGAGAAGTCAAAGAATTACCATCAAACCCTCAACAATTTGAGATTTATTATCTTCTTGAAGATTGGAATGGATATACAGGGAATAAAGTTTATATGTGGAACGGAACGCAGTGGATAGAATTACAGGTAGATTATCCCGCTATTAACTTATATCGTCCTCAACGGGAGGTTGGAAGGTTAGTTTACACTGGACGAGATTATCAAACCGCACTTGACGAATTTTATGGTTTCATCGCAAAGTATTACAAGGATAGATATACTCACTTAATTGCTTCTGATTTGGGGGTTATGCTTATGGAAATAGTGGCATGGGCGGTGGATACTCTTTCTTTCTATCAAGACATGTATGCTTCTGAAAGTTATTTATCAACCGCACTTTTGAGGAATTCAATTCTTCAACTTGCGAGGAATGTGGGTTACAAATGGAAAGGCGCCACTTCATCAAAAGTAAAAGGAAAACTTGTCATGAATCAGAATTATCCTTTTCCTGTTTTAGTTGATAGAAGATTAAAAGCAGTGTCGTCGGCGGGTTATATTTTTGAAACACTTGAGCAAGTGATATTCCCGCCCAACTCGGCGGGCATGAAACAAGATGTTACTTTCCGACAGGGCGAAACGAATATAGTAACTTATGCTTCAACGGGCATGCCGAATCAAAAATTCATTTTACCACCACTTGAACCCGATAAATATATTTCCTCTGTTGAAGTATATGTCAATGGTGAAAAGTGGGAAGAAGTAGATTTTCTTAATCCCTTGAAGGACAAAATTTTTGAGTTTGAATACAACGCTGTTCCGCCGTATGTGAGGTTTGGTGACGGAGTGACAGGACTTATTCCAGAAGCGGGGGCTGAAATAAGAATACATTATGTCATCTGTGATGGGGTTAAAGGAAATGATGTCATGCCTAACGAGTTAATTCTTACTGGGAATGTGGTAGTAAATGGAGTTCGTATTGATTTATCGGTGGAACAGACCGAGCGACCGACGGGCGGAAAAAATCCACCTTCTCTTGATGAAGTTCGTTATTATGCTCCTCTACTTTTCTATACATCCAAAAAAGCCGTTACCAAAAAAGACTGGGATACTCTTATCAATACTTATCCTGGGGTCGCAAAAGGAGTTGCTATAATTGTCAGGTCAATTGAAAGTGATGCCTATCTCAACCATTTAATCAATCAAATTACTGACCCTAATTTAAGAAATACTCTAAAAGCATATTTGAATAGGATTATTGATAGCACCTGTCGGGCAAATCATGTCGTAGTTTATATCCTCGCTTCCGATTCCGAAGGCAATTATATATCCCCTTCGCAAACCTTAAAAGACGATTTGAAGAATTATTTGGAACAAATAAAAGTTATTCCTGTGACAATTGAGGTTGAGGATGGTATGCAGAAAGCATTTCATTGTGATACTCAAGTAGAGGTGAGGATTGATTCTACGCTTTACAATGCTGTTGAGGTTATGAATGAAGTTAAGAAACAGGTTGAAGAATTTTTGAAATATAAAAACTTTGGTGAGGATATAAGAGTATCCG